GCAACGCGAGGTCGAGCGGCTGCTCCTAAACGGGTAGGGCATTCCGTATCCCAGACTCAATCGTTTTCGTCAGGTGGGGTCTCGGCGGCCCGCGTCGGGCGGGTCTGCACCGTCTCGGCAACGCTGTCTGCTGCCTCGGTCGACATTCCACCCTGGTCGTCTGGCGTCGCTGCCACACTCCCGGAAGGCATGAGGCCGCCAACGACGGTAGGCGGCTCTGCGTTCGTCGAGACCGACACGAATAGGATCGTGCCAATCGCCGTCGAACACGGCGGCGCCGTCAGGATCTTGACGCGGGCTGTGACGGTCACCAAGACCACGCTGATGTCGTTCTCGGTCACATACGCCGTCTAGGCGACGAAGCAGACCTGGCCGCTGAAGTCGCCGGAAGCCTTGCTCGTGCAGTAGACGGTGCCATCAGCGTGGACGGACACGTAGCCTGCCGAGCTGCCGTAGGAGATGGCTCCGACGACCTCGCGCGTCGGCTTCACCGGCAGCTTGCCCACGTTGCGGACAACTCCGGCCTGGATGGTCATGTTCTGTATCTGGAGCACGTACATCGGGCCAAAGCTGTACAGATAGCCTCCCGCAAACGGCTGCTCGCCGCTCTGGGATACGGAATCCCCGAGGGTTGCGAGCGGCGTGAGGACCGGGATGAGCAGCTTCGGCTTGCCCGTGGTCAGCCCGTCGAAATCGACGCTCGCGACGGGCACCGTCGCCTCGGCGTCGCCATCGAGGATGGACCCGGCGGGCACCGCAGGCGCGGTTGCCTTGGTCCCCGGCGTGCCCCGCAGCACCTTCCACTCGCACGTCTCCACGAGCGTCGGGTTGCTCCCCGCGACGTCACGCTTGTAGTGCACGCAGATGTAGTCGGTGCGCTTCTTGCCCTGCGTGCCGGAGGCGACCTTGACGTCCTCGGGCGCCGTAAGGCCGATGTGGCGACCCTGCACGATCATGTCGCCCGTGGCGAAACGCACCGTGTTAGCGTCAACGAGCGACGGCGCGAGCCTGCCGCCCGTCTGCAGGACGTAGCTGCCCGTGCCGACCTCGCCCGCGATGCGGCGGCCGTCGTCCGCAGAGCTGACGTGCGGGGTGCCCGCCTTGCCTGTGACTAGCTCCATTTAAGCCGTCCTTTCCCATATGAAGCCGTTCTGGCTGTCTCGCATGGCCCACGTGCCGCCGTAGGTGGCGCCGGGATTCTTCCCCCGGCTCTCCATATAGAGGGCGCCGACGGGATGGGCGGCGAGGAACACCTTGGCGGTCGAGGCCTCGGGGCCCTGTGGCCCCTGCGGGCCCCGAGGACCCGTAGACCCGGTCGGTCCCTTAATGCTGCCTATCTTTGTCCAAGCCATAGCGCCATCCCAGCTAGGCCTTATAGGTGTAAAGGGCGCCGGTGGAGGCGTCGATGTAGACCGAGCCCACCGCCGCGGTGCCGCTCGGGGCGCCGGTCCCCGCGGTCACCGACGTGCCGTCCGCGCCCTTCGGGCCGGCGGGCCCCTTCGGGCCGGCGGGCCCCTGCGGGCCCGTCGGGCCCTGGGAGCCCGTGACGCCCTTATCTCCCTGCGGGCCGCGGGGCCCGGTCTCGCCGGTGGCGCCCCTGTCGCCCTTCGGCCCCTTGAGCGAGCCGATGTTAGTCCATGCCATGATGGGATCCTTTCGCTAGGCCGTCCGGCCGTACTGGTAGACCTTGAAGCCGTCGGCGGTGTCGATGTAGACCGCGCCCTCCTGCGAGGCGGACGTGGGGGCGCCCTGGCCGAAGGTGATGCCGGGACCAGCCGGGCCCTGCGCGCCCGTGGCGCCCCTCTCGCCCCTGTCCCCCGTGGCGCCCTTCTCGCCCCTGTCCCCCTTGGGACCCTTCATCTCGCCGAGGTCGGTCCACTGGGCGTCGCCGGACATCGACGTCTTGACCCACATGTGGCCGTTATCGCTCGTGACGTAGGTGTCGCCGACCGCCGCGTCTGCAGGCAGGGCGGTCTTGTCGGCGACGGCGCCCTTGACGGTGATGGACGTGCCGTCGGCGCCCTTCTCGCCCGCGTCGCCCTTGGGGCCCTGCGGGCCCTTGACGCTCACGCCCTCGACGGCTTCGCCGACGTGCGCGGTTCTGCCCGCCGAGTCAACGGCCGCGATGGCGTACACGTCGCCTTTGGCGTCGATGACCACGTCGCCGACCTGCACGCCGTCGGCGGGCTTGAGCGCGGAGAAGGCAACGTCGCTGTTGCTCCTCACGTCGATGTTCGCGACCCTGACGCTGCCGCCCTTGGCGCCCGTCGCGCCGGTCGCGCCCCTCGGCCCCTGCGGGCCCATGAGCGTGCCGACCTGGTTCCATGTGTTCGCCATCTGTCACTCCTTCTCGCCGTAGCGGTAGTAGGTTCCCGTCTCGCTGTCGAGGTAGAGGTCGCCGACACGCCCGCCGATGGCCGGGGAGCCGTCCCCCACGTACCACTTCGTTCCGGGCTCGCCCGCATGGCTCAGCTGCTCGCGCACCCACGACTCGACGTCGGCCCACGTCCTTATCTCGTCCTCTGTGTTTATGTAGTCGTCGGGCTTCGGCCTCGGGTGCACCTTGAAGACGGCGCGATCGAGCGTCCTCTCGCCGTCGCTCGCCCAGACCGCTATCGCGCACCCGAGCGCGAGCAGGGACGACGGGATTTCCGCCCTGCCGTCTCTCAGCTCGACCACCATCGCGCGCTCCGAGCCCCTGGTCGCGAAGTGGGCCTCCGTGGCGCCGGCGGTCGTGACCTCGACCGTGCGGCCCGTGTCCCACTGGAAGAGCGGCTCGCCGTCGTACGTTATGGCCATGGCCTCACCCCATCCTCGTCTTGCTCGGGGACGCGCCGTACGTGACCGACGCGCCCGCGCCCGTGGCGCTCGTAACCTTGCTGCTTATCTCGACGGACACGGTGACGTTCGGCGAGTAGTGCCTCGCCTCGACCATGTCGCCGAGGCCGAACTCGACGCCCTCGCCGACGGTGACCTTGACGTTGCCCTCCGTCTGCATGTCCCTCAGGCGGCTCACGGCCTGGTCTCGCAGGTCGTCGCCCTCTGAGTTGTTGGCGTCGTAGTACTCCTCGAGCTCGAAGACGCCCGCCATGGCCTTCGACGTGCCGACGTTTCCCTTGTTGTCGGCGTAGACGTCAACGACCTGGCGGGACGCCAGCTCGCCCTTGCCCGCCGCCTTGAGGTGGTTGGTTACGAGCAGGTCGCTCGTCAGGTCGAAGTCCACGAGGTCGGAGTCGACGCGGCCTCGCCAGTCGGTCACCTTGGCCGCCTGGAGCCTGCACGCGCCGTCGACCCACTCGGCGTCGAGCCGCAGCCCCGCGGAGCGCATGGCGAGCCTGAGGTTCGTCCAGGCGTCGGGCGTGTCCCTCGAGCACCTGTAGCTCACGGCCACGCCCGCGTCCACGTCTGACACGGAGAAGAAGGAGCCGAGGCCGAGGCGCGCCACCGCCTGCCTGAGCACGGCGTTCGCGTCGCCCGCGAGCGTGAGGTAGTCCTGCCCGGCGTCCGGCCATAGCAGCCGCTTGGCGAGCACGCCGCTCCACGTGGAGCCGGTCCAGTGCAGCTCGGAGGAGGTGCGGCCCGTCTTGAGCTCGAAGCCCTCGACGCGGCCGCCCATCTCCGTGCCGTCGGCGTAGACGCGCCACGCGGCCTCGGGGAGCGGCGCGTCGGGGTCGCGCACGATGAGGTCGAAGGTGTTGTCGACGCCGTCGCCCCAGCCCGAGTCCATGTCCAGCTCGAAGTCCGCGAGCGGGAAGAGGGTCTTGCCCGCGCTGTCGGCCACTATGAGCTCCACGGCGGCTCGCCCTCCTCCTGATAGTGGGTCATGGTGAAGCCGAACGAGCCGTCCCACGCCACCGACGACGTGCCGGGGCGCAGCGGCTCGAAGCAGTACGAGCCGGAGCCCGCCCCCTCGCCGCGAAGGCCGGAGGCGAACTTGTCCTCGACCTCGCCGTAGGTGCCGATGAGCTGGATGCTCTTGGGATGGCTTGACCCGTCGATGACGAGGCGCGACCCGCCCGGCACCTCCACGGCGGCCTCGTAGACGTTGGTGAAGGCCCCTTGAGAGACGGTGACCCGGGGGTTGGTCACGGGGCCGTAGATGGTCATCCTCATGTCGGCGGGGACCAGCCCGGCCACGGTGATGGTGCGGTTCGCGCCGCTCCCGCCGTAGTCGTAGTCGAAGTCGTGCGGGTAGTCGAGCGCGGAGCCGTCCGACACCTCGTCGGCGTAGAAGTCCGTCGTGACCTCGCGCCGCCACGCGCCGTCGAGCAGGAGGACGGTCAGCTCGGCCTTGACGGCGCGCCGCCCGTAGACCGCCCCCACCTCGCTCTTGACGATGTAGGCGCGCTGGCACCACTCGCCGTCGAAGACGAGCGTGCCGGGCGTACCGGAGGAGACGTCGCGGTCGGCGAGCCTGCGCAGCTCGTCGGCGCGCTCGGCGGTCATCACGGCGTCAAGCTCGGCCTCGCGGGCGGCGCGGCTGGTGCCCGACGCGCCGCGCCACCCTAGCGTGTACGTCCACACGCGCGAGCGCAGCTTGGGGGCGGTGCCGACGAAGGCTCCGCCGCCGTCGAGGTCGACGCGCTCGCCGCCGGACGAGACGTAAGCGAGCCTATGCACCAGCCATCACCGCCCTGATGTGTCGGTCGAGGTCGCGCTCGAGCGTGACCGGGGTGTACCTCTGGATGATCGCGGGAAGGTTGCGGTCGAGCCACGCGATGACGGGCGCGTCGTCGCCGCAGCAGCGCTCCGCGTCGATGCCCTCGCCGATGCCGCGCAGGACGCTCGGCTTGAGCGGCACGACGGCCTCGCGCCCGGCCTCGCCGACGCCGACGACGCTCGGGGACGAGAAGACGCCGCCGCTCTTGTACCAGTTGACCGAGACGCTGGGCACGGAGCCGCTCTGCGCGTCGAACCTGCCGCTCATCGAGAAGTGCGGCAGCGCGCCGACCGAGATGCGCGGGAGCGTGAGCCTGAGCGACCCGACCTCGGCGGACATCTGGCGGCATGCGCCCATGACCGCGTTAGATGCGGTCGAGGCAGCGCCCTTCGCGGAGTCGGCGAAGTCCCGGAAGGAGGCCTTGGCCGCCGTGGCCATGGACTGGCTCGAGGCCTTAACCTGGTCGATGCCGGAGCGCGCCTGCGAGGAGGCGGACGAGGCTGTGGAGCATGCGGAGGAAAAGGAGCTCATGGCGGGCGTTGCCGCGAGGAGTCCCGGAGCGGCCGCGAGCGCCGCCGCCGCGAGGGCGGCGAGCCCGGCAGCCGCGCCCGGCGCGGAGGACGAGACCACGGGCATGGCCGCGCCCATGGCGACGATGCCTGCGGAGGCCCCGACCACCGAGGCCGCCACGAGGGCGAGCCCGGCGCCGAGGAGCATTGCGCCAGCCGCGAGCAGCGTCACGCCCGCCGCGGCCACGGCAACGCCCGCGCCGAGCGTCGTGAGGCCGGCAGCGGCCACGATTGCGCCGGGGCCGAGCACGAGCATTGCCGCGCCGAGCGCGAGGACGCCGACGGCGGCAGTAGCCCCGTAGGCGGCGATGCCGGGGAGCGCCGCGCCGAGCAGCGTCAGCCCGGCGGACGCCAAAAGGACGCCGGCTCCGACGAGGGCCACCGCGCCGCCGAAGGCGAGCATGCCGACGGCCCCGGCGGTGAGCGCGGGTCCGAGGGCGGCGGCACCGACGGCGAGGCCGGCGACCGCGCCGACCATGGCGAGCATCCCGGCGGCGGCCATCGGGCCCGCCGACGCAACCTGGATTGCCGCCGTGGCGATGACGAGCATGCCGGCGGCGGCGAGCAGCACTCCCGCGCCGACCATGAGCACGGCGGCGCCGAAGGCGAGCATCTGCGCGGCGGAGACGCCGGCGGCGGTGCCCGCTGCCGTCTCGCCGCCCGCGAGCGCGGTGGTGCCGGCCGTGGCGGCCGGGGCGGTGACGGACACGCCGCCGACCGCCGCCGAGAAGGCCGTCACGAACCCGGCGATGCCCTGGGCCGCGCGCATGGCCGCGAAGGCGAAGGCCAGTCCCTGGACGTAGGGCGCGGCCTCGGCGGCGTGGTCCCTGAGCCACCCGGTCGCGTCGGAGACGCCCTGGACGACCGGCTGGGCCGCGTCGAGCGCGCCCTTGAGGCCGTTCGCCGCGTCCGTGGCGGCGTCGCCGCTTGGCTGGATGCCGAGCACGGCGAGCGCGAGGCTCCCCAGCGCGCCGAGGATGTTGCCCGCCGCCCCGCCGAGCGCACCCACCATGTCGGTGAGCTGCTGGACCGCACCGTTGGACTGCGCGACGTCGAAGAAGGCCACGACGCCGTCGGTCACCTGGCCGATTGTCTCGGAGGCGGTGTTGATGGCGCCGGTGATGAACGGCTTGAAGGCGTCGGTGAGGACCATGCCGCCCTTGACGCCGGCCGCCTCGAGGTTGCCCATGGCGCCCTCGATGGTGGCGGTGGAGGTGGCCGCCTCCTTGGCCGCGTCGGTCATGCCGAGGTCCATGACCGCGCGGTTGAACTCCTCGGCGGAGACCTGGCCCTTCTCCAGCGCCTCGCGGAAGTTGCCCGTGTACGCCCCGTTGGCCCTCAGGGCCTCCTGGAGCTTGCCGGACGCGCCCGGGATGGCGTCGGAGAGCTGGTTCCAGTTCTCCGTCGTTAGCTTGCCCGCGCCGGCCGTCTGGGTCATGACCATGGCCACGGACTTGAACGTGTCGGCGTTGCCGCCGGCCACGGCGTTCAGGTTGCCCGCGGCCTCGGCGAGCCGCGCGTAGTCGTCCACGCCGTTGGCGGCGAGCTGAGCCGTCGTGTTGCGGATGTCGGAGAGGTCGTAGACCGTCTCGTCCGCGTAGGCCTGCGTCGAGGCCGTCAGCTGCCTGATGGTCGAGTCGTCGATGTCGGCGAAGGACAGCGTGCTCGCGAACTTCTGCGCCGAGTCGCTGGCGTCGGTTATCTCGCCCGTGAGTCCCTGGATGGTGCCCACGAGCTTAGCGCCGATGGACGAGGCGAGTCCGCCCATGGCCCCGGCGATGGCCGCGCCCTTGGCGCTGATGCCCTTGCCCACGGACTCGCCCATGGCCGAGCCCGCGCTGTTGCCGGCGGTGCGGAACCTCCCGAGGAAGCCGCTCCCCGGCTGCGCCGCCGTGCCGAACGCCTTGGAAAAGGCCGAGCCGCCAGTCTTGCCCGCGCCGCCCAGCTCCTTGTCCATCTTGGCCGCGAAGCCGCTCATGGTCGGCATGATCGTCACGGACGCCGAGCCGACGTTCACCGACATTTACGCACCCCCTTCCGGGATGCCGAGGATTCTGTCTATCTCGCCGCGCGCCGCCTCGGCGTTGGCGCGGCGCCGCTCGGCGTCCGCCCTCTCGCCGGGGGTCCTTGGCGGCTGCGGGGCGCGCCGCCCCTTCTGGCCATCCTTGGTGCACTGCCTCCACGCGAGGAGGCTGAGGTAGTAGACCACCTGGCTGAGCATGTACTCGCCCTCGCTCCACTCGAGCGCCGGGCTCTGCCGCCTCGCCGTCCTCGACTCGCGCGGCAGCGCGTGCCACAGCATCGCCCAGCGGCGGCAGTCCTCGTCCCCGGCCTCCATGGGGAGGTCGATGCCGTAGAACTGCCTGAAGTCCGCCACCGTGTCCTCGCGGTGGTCGAGCCAGTCGCGGGCGAAGCCAGCTAGTTTTTTGCCGAGACGGCCTCCGCCATGGCGTTGGTGAAGGCCACCCAGTCCTCGGGCGAGCAGCCCAGCTCGTCCGGGGCGTTGCCGTCGGCGTCCGGGATGCGCCCGATGTAGTCGACCAGATGTCCGCAGCATACGAGGTCCATGGCCTCGTTCGCCGCGCGCGGGTCCTTGTCGCCGAGGCTGAGCGCGGTCTGGACCCTCAGCGAGCCGAAGGCGGTCTTGTCGGCCTCGAACTTCTGGCCCCTGAACTCGAACTTCGTGGTCTCGTGCTTCTTCTTGGCGGGCATTCTCGCAGCTCCTTAGGTGTTACGTGTCGGTTTGTCCCGGGGCGCGGGACCCATGCCCGCGCCCCGTCTCGCGTGACTAGGCGGCATGGGTCTCCGTGGACTCGAAGTAGTCGTAGCAGGTGTTTCCCTGCTCGTCGGTCAGGTACTTCATGGTCAGCGCGCGCTGGCACAGCTCGGAGCTGGCGATGGTGAGGTCGTCCAGCTCGGAGGACTTGCCCTTGGGCACGACCTTGCGCCAGCGGCGGTCGTTCTTGAGGACGAGCTCGAGCACGTAGGAAAAGGTCGGGTGGGAGTCCGAGTTGTGCTTGACGGTGATGAGGCCGTTTGCGTCGGTGACGTTGCCCTCGCCGTACTGGCGCTTCAGGGTCTCGGCCTTGATCTCGGCGAGGGTGAGCTGGGCGGACTCGACTCGGTTGGAGTTGGTGGAGTCCATGACGTCGCCGTTCATGTCCGGGATGTCGTCGGAGTCCTCGTCGACCGTCTCCACGTAGCCGTCCTCGGAGATGAAGCCAAGGCACTTGAACGCGGGGTCGAGCTTGGTCTTGATGTCGGTCGGCAGCTCCGTTCCCACGGGTGCGGAGAAGATGTACCCGCCCTTCACGCCCTTGGCGGAGCTGACGTTCGCCTGGTTGTTGGTGTTGGTTTCGGCCATTAGCAGGCCCCTTCCTTGTCTACTCGCAGACCCATATCTGGGCCTGCACGATGTATCTCGAGCGGCCCGTGTCCGGGTCGTTCTGCCGGTAGCAGTTCGTGACCTCGGGATGGAAGAAGTTCGGCTCCTCGTCGAGGTCGCAGACGGCCGCCTTCACCCTCTCGGAGAGGGCCTGAGCGGCCTTGCGCTGCCTCTTCCCGGCCCAGCAGTCGACGGCGAGCTGGACGGGCTCGAAAATGGAGCCTCCCCCACCCAGTCGCTCGACGCTTATGTAGCTTTCCGGCGCGTCCGCGGTGACCTCAACGCGGCCAGGCACGCCCACCGCCTTGGAAAGCCTTCTGGCCACAACGGCCTCGATGTCCATGCGATTTCTCCTATCCGTTCGCCGCTCCGAGCGCCTTGGAGAGCGTCTTGCGCTTGGCCTCGCTGTAGCGGGCCTGGTCGGTCTTGGTGCGCACGACCCTGCCGCGCGCGAGCTTGCCCTGGAAGTCCTTGACCTCGTGGCCGGGCAGCGCGTAGCCGCCGTCGGAGAGCCCGGCGTCAGCAGCGGCCTTGACGGCCTGCGCCTTGCGCTCGACGACGCCCTGGACACCAGGGGAGTCCATGAGCGCGGCGTAGCCGGCGCGGCTCATCTTGAACTTGCCGAACTTGATTCCGCTAGCCATCCGCGCGGGTCACCTCCACGGCCAGGTTCCAAGGGCCGGGCGTGGCGGCCTCGGTCGTGCGCTGTGGGTCGCCCACCACGTCGTAGCGGGCGCCGCGCACCTCCACCGAGCAGCCGCGCAGGCTCCCGGCGTAGGTCTTGGGGAAGTGGAGCGTGAAGGCAACGATGACGCCCTCGGGGCGCGTCGCGTCCATGTCCGAGGTCGCCCCCGGGCACACGACGCAGCGCACCTCCTCGCGCGTCGGCTCGCCGAGCGTCGGCTCGCCGAGGTCGTCGCGCTCAACCGTGGGGCGGACCACGACGACCGGCTCCGTGGGGATGAGGCTAACAAGCACGGTCCTCATCCCCGATCATCGGTGCGATGGAGCCGATGCGCATGCCTGTCAGCCCGAGCCGCCTCAGGTCGGACTTGCCGAGCCAGAGGTCTGCGGTGGGGTTGGCGAAGGTCACGGAGGCGTTGTAGCTGCCGGCCGTCTGGCTGTATTGCGTGGCGCCTGCGAAGCAGTCGGGCACGCTCACGGCGCGGCTCACGACGGAGCAGGCCACGGCCTTGTAGCCACGGTCGAACGCCGGGTGGGCGCCCGCCACGTAGTAGCCAAAGCGGCCCTCGTAGGCCGTGAGCAGCATGTCGCAGGCGTCGGAGAGCAGCGCGGAGACGCGCTCGGGGTCTGGCGGCGTGCCGTAGCGGGCCGCGTACTCATCGAGCGTGACAATCAGGTTTGCGGCCATGCGGCACCTCCTAGGAGAGCATGGAGTTGAGGGTCTTCTTCAGCTCGTTGGCGAGCTTGACCACGGCGTCGAACTCCGCCTTGGTTGGCGCCGCGCCGGCGGCGTCGGCAGCGTCGGCGGAGGCCACCTTGGAGGCCCCGGCGAACTTGACCGGCTGGTCGAAGATCGAGGAGGACGCGCCCGCGCCCGGCACGAGCGTCTTGTCGAAGGCGCCCATTACTTGGCCGCCTTGAGGCAGGCGATGGCCTTGGGGTCGAGCACGGCGAAGCCGTAGACGCCCTCGGTGCGGTAGGCGATCTGGTTGGTGCGCTGGAGGTCACCGGCGCCGTCCGGGTCGCCGTAGGGGATGACCTGCGCGGTCATGTCGCGCACGAGGCCCCACTTGATGACGGAGAAGTCACCGGCGAAGGCGAGCACCTTGGTCGCGGCCTTGGCGAGGGCGCCGGAGACGGTGCCGGAGGTCGCGGCCTTGATGCCCTCGACGGTGCCAGGCTGGAGGTTCATCGGAATCTCGGGATACAGGCGCAGGCCAGTGGACGGCACGCGGACCTTGCGCAGGGACGCGGCGAAGGTCTTGGAGAGGGCGATGCCGTTGACGTCGTAGTCGGCGGCGATGGCGTCGACGATGGCGTCCATGTCCTCCACGGCGTCACCGGTGGAGGTCACCTGCGTGGCGGTGCCGGAGAGGGCGGTGTAGCCGCTGAGCGCGCCGCCGGTCTTGGGGTTGATCGCGTGGTAGACCACGTAGTCGAGGGCGCGGGCGAAGGCCGCAGCCTGGTCGGCCACGATGGACTCGATGATCTGGGTGCGGTTGTCCTCGTCGGCCCACTCGAGCTCGGAGGTGACGCGCGTGGTGGTCTGGAGCTTGACGCGCTTGGCGGTGACGGTCGCGAGCGTCTGCTCGTAGGAGGACTTCTCGGCACCCTCCTCGACGACCTCGGCCTCGGAGGCGGGGTTGAAGACCATGTACTCCTGGTCGCGGAAGAGCATCGGCGTGCTCGGGGAGAGCGCGGCGATGGTGGAGGTGTCGGACGCCTTGTTGACGATGCCGACGGCCACGTCGGTGGGCAGGGTGATCTTTGCGGTGGTGAGTGCCATGTGCTTTCCTCTCGTTTACTACTTCTCGCCAGCGAGCATGCGGGCGATCTCTCGGAAGCCGTTGTCCTCGGGCTTGGCGGAGGCGGACTTGCCGGACTCCCTCAGGGCCGGGGCGCTCGGCTTCTTGGCGAACTCGGCGACGGACTTGGCGAAGGCGGTCATGGACTCCTCGTCCGCGCCGCTGATGAGGTCGGCGGGGACGCCGGTGGCCTTGGAGACCTTGGCCTTGAGGTCGCGCACGCGGTCGGCCTCGTCGCGCTTGGCGGCGGCGGCCTTAAGCTCCTCGACCTCCTTCTTGGCCTTCTCGAGGTCGCTCATCTGCGCGGCCTCAGCCTCGTCGAACTTCGCGGCCTTGGCCTTCAGCTCGTCATAGTCGGCGAACTTCTCGGCGACCTTTGCCTGGGCGCGCTCGATGCGGCTCTTGATGGCCTGGTCGAACTGCTCCTGGGAGGTGATGGGCTCGAACGTCGCTTCGTCTGCCATGTCTGTTTCCTTTCGTTAGGTTCCCGCCCGCTCGGGCGTGTGCGAGCCTGCTTGACCCGGCAGGCGCGGTGAGGTGCCACGGTTGCCGCCCGTGGCGGGCGTGTATGAAAAAAGCCCCGGCTGGGGCTTGATTCGACGAGTCGCCGCGCGTTGCGTGTCTGCGCGGCATGACGCTCCTCGCGTCGTTGCGCCCTCCCACGGGGCGTGGTCGCTAGTCCTTGTCGGCGAGGGCGGCGGCGACGAGGACGACGCACGCGACGGCGAGGAACGCGAGCTGGCCCCAGATGGGGGCGAGCACGACCCACCAGGCCCAGTCGACGAAGCCCGTGAGCTTGAGTCCGATGAAGAGCAGGCCGAGCAGGGTGGAGAACCCGACCCCGGTGCGCGACGCGTTGTCGTTTGCCATGAGGCACCTCCTGTGTCCATGAAAAAGGCCCCTCGCGGGGCCTAGTGCTTTTGATGCAGTCTTGGTTTGGCTTGCGATTAAATCTCGAGTGGTTAGATGCGCGACGCTGCGGCCTGAATGACCGTCGCCAGAGCGACGTCGAATGCGTGGCCGGCGAACTCTCTTGCCTTCCGCATGCGCGAGTTCTCGCGCACGTATGCCGCCCCGTCCATCGTGATGACAGGCTCCGACATGGTCGCAAGCGCGGGCGAGTCGATAACGACGCCCGACAGGCCGTCAAAGCAGAACCCATCGACAAGTCCCTTTGACTGAAGCCCTCTGATGACAGAGCCGAGATAAGCCTCGTTGCAGCCGATGAGCTCGCGCAGGGCGGCGACATCAACCTTCTTGCCGTCCTTCATGCACCGGTAGAGGTACGAGAGCACCTTGAACGCGATGACCTCGAAATCGTCAGATGCCATGGCCTTGGCCACGTCCCTTCACGGCATACGGATTCGGCAAGGCATCTTGCGGAACCGTTTTCTCGATTTCGCCCTCATGTATGGCGCGCTGATCGTACATGCTCTGCCCGCCGGGCGTTGGGAACTCGAAAAGGTAGGCACCTCCGCCGAAGTCCTCTATGAGGCAACCAAGCGTGCCATCTTTCAGCATCACGTAGTCGTACTGTCTTGGCATACTTTGTCACCTCATCCATCCACGTAGATGCTTGCTAGCTGCATTTTATCATCGCCCGGGCGCTTAATCCAACCAGCCGTCACTTTGGCGGTTTTTCCGTTTCCACCCTTCATGGTCAATGTCGAGGTATAGCTATCGCCATATGGCGTTCCTCCCCTAAACGTCGGCGGATTGTCGGCCAGCCACTCATATAACTGGCGAATCACCTCCGGGGCATCGCTCGGCGTGAAGCCGAGAGCGGACCTGAATGCTTCGGTCTTGTCCTTGTTGCCCATGTAGCTGAGCGCGTAGGCGTTCAGCTTCGCATCCGGAACTAGATATCTATCAACGGCGCGCAGCCACGGCACGGACTTCTCAAGTGGCGCGTCGAGGCTCGCGGCTGGGTCGGTAAGGAGTTGGCGCTTGACGGCCTCCTTGGTCAGACCAGGCGCACCGACCTCTTCATCCGCGCGTTTGCACGCGGCCCACTGGTCGCGAAGCTCCTCGGGGCGCACGCCCTCCACGAGCTCGGCGTCCGGGTCGTCCTCGAAGCCGGGGACCACCTTGCAGTCGCAGCGGCGGTGGAAGTGGCGGAACTCGCCCGCCGTCTTGCGTGTGTGATAGACCGCGCCGCGAGACGCGAGCATGAGGCAGAAGGTGCACGTCTCCGCGCCGGTCGGGACGCGCGCGAAGCGGACGCCGACCTTCCTGTCGCGCCCGACGTTCGCGATGATCGTCTCGTTCAGGCTGCGCAGCACGTCGTTGCGTCCGAGCTCCCCGCAGTACCTGGCGAAACCGCGCAGGTCGCCCTTGACGAGCTTCTTGGCCTGGTAGCGCGCCGTCTCGTCCACGGTCTTGGGGTCGTAGGTCGTGGCTGTCACCGCGGCAGGGAGCTTGAAGTGCGCGTCGGCGGCCTGTCTGTCGTACCATTGCGCCGCGAGCGAGGATGCCGCCTCGTCGTAGTCCTGGATGACGCCGGACATGAGCGACTTGGCATATTCGCGGCACTTGGCCACGCTCGCGGCCTTGCCCTCGTCGGTCTGTAGCCACGCCCAGATGCCCGACTCGATGCGTTGCGCCGCGCCGTCCGACAGGTTCGCGACGGCCCTGTTGTAGGCGTCGAACTGCTCGCGGGGAATCACTGCTGTGCCTCATTGGCGAGCTGCGCTGCCGCCGCGTCGGGGTTGGCGGTGGGAAGCGCGAGCCCCGTGCCCTGCGTGGCGGACGCGACCAGCGCGCGGCTGGTGGCCTTGGCTCGGTCGCTCCGCAGGCGCTGAATCTGGTCGTCGGAGAAGCCCAGCTCCTCCAGGGCGACGTCGGACTCGGCGAGCCACGGCAGCACGCTGATCATCTTGACCATCGCGTCGGACTGGCTGACCACGGAGGGCATGGCGGGGTTCTTGAACTTCGCCTGGACGGCCAGGCCCTCGGCCTCCACCGTCGCGTAGTCTGTGCCGCGCGAGACGGCGAGGGCCATGAGGGCCACGTCGCGCAGGGCCTCGCCGTTGTCGGCGTTGAGGTTCTGCGCGTCGATGACGAGCGCCTCCTTGGCAGCGTAGATCGCCTCGGCGCTCGACGGGTTGTCAGTCACGACGCCCAGCTCGGAGAGCGGTACGTTCGTCTCGCCCGAGAAGCGAGCGGCAAGCGAGCGCATGTAGTCGATGTGCGGCTGCATGCTCCCCTGGGCGAGCTGACCGAAGGTCGGCACGTCGCCGTCCGCGTCCTTGGACACGGCGAAGATGTTGCCGATGTACGCGTCCCACTTGCTCATGTCGCCGAGGACGTCTCCGTCCGCGCCCATGAGGTACTTCTGGGGGCTCGTGAAGAACTCGGCGCTGATCTCGGAGCGCACGGAGGCGCGCATGGCGTTGTCGGTGATGTTCATCACCGCGCGGGAGATGCGGGACTTGCCGAAGGGGCGCTCCAGGGTGGCCTCGTGCGCCATGGGGACCATGAGCGGGCGGCCCATGGAGTGCCAGACGTACTCGGCCGTCCAGTTGCGGGTGTTGCCGTTGCGCCTGATGCGGATGACGGCCTCGTCGGTGAAGACGTCCACCCACGTCGGCTCGTCGCCGTGGTGTGGCCTGCGGTCGCGGTCGACAACGACCATGCCCGCCTCGATGCGGCGCATGTGGTCGTCCCATACGGCCGCGGCGGCGGTGGCGGGGTGCGCCGACACGATCACGGGCGGCTCGCCCTCGTCGCCCGCCGTGACGGTCAGGAAGGCGCAGCAGCACTGCAGCTCGCTCTTCACCGACTGCCGATACAGGCGCTTCATGGAGTTGGCAGAGACGATGCGTGCGAGCTCGTCGGTCGCGTCCTCGTCGGAGGTAACGAATCCGTCGAACTGCGAGCGATTGGCGAGGCTGTCAACGGCCTTGGCGGGCCAGCCCACGACCTGCTCGAGGTTGCGCAGGTGAGGCGGCACCGAGATGCCCAGCTCCTTTGGCCGCTGGTGCATCAGGTAGTAGCCCCGGCGCAGGTAGTTCCTCGCGAGCTTCGCGCGGTAGGTCTCGCAGAGTGCTTGCACGGTCTGGGCGTCCTCGGGCCGGAGGCCGCTCGCCGACGCGATGTCGGAAGGTATCTCCTTGCGCACTACCAGGCCCTCTGCTTTCTCTTCGGGTCGCGCCTGGTCGTGCGGGCAGCCCACAGGGCCAGCGCCGCGCTCTCGACCGGGCACGAGATGGAGCCGGGGCCGTCGCCGAAGCCGAAGCCGCCGTTGCTCCCTATCTTTCGCTTGATGGATTTAGTCGCGCTCTCGTCGAGCGCGGGTGACTCAATGTGAGAGACGGTGCCCGCGTTGACCTCGTCGAGCAGCATCGCCACCGACGCCTGCGCGTCCGCCGTCGAGCACTCCACGAGGGCGCGCCTCGGGTAGCCGCGGTCGAGGAGGCGCTTCACGAGCGGCGCGGTGCCGCTCTTGCCGTCGATGGCCAGCGCCGCCGTGGTCCCTGCCCTGGCGAGCAGCCAGTCGGCCAGGCCGTCGGTGCCGCGCGAGGTTCCGGAGACCTCGATGAGCTCGACGTAGGACGCCCCGCCCTTCCGGGCGAGGGCCACGCTGAGCGCGGCGGTCTGACCGTCCGGCGAGAACTTCACGCCGAAGGCCTTGATGCCGTCTTGCATGGCATCCTCGTCGGCCACGCGGCACTCGTCCCACCTGGCGGGGTCGATGAGCGGCGGTTCCTGCGTGCCGCCCGGCCTCCACCAGCCCAGGCGCTCGCGGGCGAAGCCGTCGAGGCCCATCGTGCGGGCCTCGTTGCGGACCGTGCGCTCGTTGATGCGCACGCCTAGCGCCGGGTTCGTCGCGTAGGCCAGCTCCAGCAGCTCGTCGGGGCCGGCGTCCTCCCTTGGCAGCTCGTCCACGGCCCACTCCATCCACCACGTGTCGGGCGCCGGTTCTCCGTGCGCCTCGTCATGGAGGCGGCGGAAGACCGTGCCGACGCACGTGGGGTCGGGAGGGGTGCCGATGTAGATGGTCTGCGGCACGCCGTCGGGGCTCGCGGCCGAGGTCGGCAGTAGGGCGTTCAGCTGCGCGTCGGTCAGCTCCTGCGCCTCGTCGATGATGATCATTGAGCAGGTGCCGCCGCGCGACTTGCTGTTGGTCCTCGTCGAGAAGCGGATGCGCCCGCCGCTGGTGAAGCGTATCTCCTGACTCCCTGGCTGCCTGTACGGCTCGCCGTCGAGCATGGCGTGGAAGTCGGGGTAGTTGTCCTCGTTGGTGAAGACGAGGTCGAGCAGCTTGAAGAAGTCGGCGACCACGTTGCCGTTATGCGCTGAGTAGACCACCTGTGTGCCGCAGATTGCCGCGCACCACACCGCGTACCAGCGCGCCGCGTGGCTCTTGCCGTTCTGGCGCGGTTCCGAGAGACTTATGGTCATGGCCGCCGGCGCGCCGGCGGCGTCCTTGGCGGCGTAGAGGCCGAGCTGGTGGGTCTGCGCCTCGTCGAACTCGAAGCCGTAGGCCGCGAGCGTCGAGACTATCTCCGGGCCGTCCGTGCGGGCGTAGTCGCCCACGACCTCGAACGTCGGCTCCTGCGCACCGAGCCTAGCCATTGACTACCTTCAAGTGGCGCTTCTGTGCCTGCGCGAGCGCCGACGCGTGGCGCTCCGTCGCCTTGGTCGCCGTTTCGCCCAGTTCGTCCAGCTTCTCCTGGACGTCGATGAAGGACTTGGCGATGGCGGCGTAGTCACGGCCAGAATCGGTCTCCTCGAGCTTCTTGGCCATGTCGTAGCGCAGGGCCTCGTAGACCCCGCGCGGGTCGCCGCGGTTGCATGCGGTCGTGAGCTTGATCCTGGCCATGGTCTCACCGCCAACACGTTTGTTAGGTACCTGTGGAAATTAAATGGGCGCGCTATATGGGCGCAATGCCCGCGGGCGAGCCTTTGGGCCGGGTGGAGGGGCTATCCCCCGCCCTCACCAGTCGCGGCTCCTCCTCACGGCCAGTCCGGCCGTCCCGGCGTCGCCGGGCATTCGGTTGCCCCGACGCTGGTTGCATATCCTGTGCGCGGGCTGCACGTTCGCGCGATCGATGGGCGAGCCGCCCCGCGACACGGGCACGACCTCATCGACCTCGAAGCTCATCGGGTCGCCCGCCGGCAGGTCGTAGTCGATGGGCCTGCCGCAGATGGCGCACGGCAGCCCCTGCGCCCTGAGCCAGGCGCGCACCTGCCGCCGCGCGTGGCCGTTGGCGTAGCGTGACTTGGTCGCCACGGCTAGCGCATCGGACTTCCGTGGTTCTCGAAGCACCACCGCATGGCACGGTAGCGCCTGGCGTCGCGGGCGGTTGCCCCGACGCGCACGACGGGGCACGGGCCGCGGCGCGGCTCGGGATCGTCGTGGCCGAGGGCCCTGAGCATCGCTCGGCTCATCGAGGTGTCGTACCTAAGAGCCGCATCGAGCATCGCCTGACGTGTGACCATCGCGCCCCCATGGTGGTGAGTAGGTATGAAAAAGGCCCGACACCCGATGGATGCCGAGCCTGCGACTGCGTGACTTGGTTAGTTTCCACGCTGACCCGCGACGCTTCGCGATCATAGGTATATCACGCGACAACCCTGTCAGACCTGTTCAGAGTCTGTCACAACCTGTCAGACCTGTTCACAACCTGTCAGAGTCTGTCACAACCTGTCAGACCTGTTCACAACCTGTCAGACCTGTTCAGAGTCCGCCACCGACGAAGACGCGTCGCGCCTCGCCTCCATGTCCGCGCGGGTGGGGCCGCGTATGTAGGCCTGGGCGTTGCCATGTCCCTCACCCCTCCGCGACGCCCACGCCGGCGATGGCACGGGAGATGCCGTAGGCCTGGACCGCGTCTATGCCCACGTCGACCATCCGGCGGCAGGTCGACTCTGACACGCCGCACGAGGCCGTCACCACGTGCCAGCTCTCGGCCTTGCAGAAGCGCCAGAAGAGCGCGTCGGCGGCCACGGGCCCAACGAGCGCGGCGACGCCGCCCGGCTCCTGGTCGCGCCCGTAGATCACGTCGCGCGCGGCTGCCACGAGCGCCTCGGCCTCGGCGATCCTGCGCTCGTAGACTGACTCGAGGTCGATGCGGGCGTCGACCCTCGCCATGCCGGTAACGTCCCGAGCGCCGCCGTGGCCGCCGAAGAGGGACGCCGGGCGGATGCCCTCCCCCGCCTTCATCGCCTTGATCTGCCGCTGCGCCCGCTCGCCCTCGAGCACGGCGTCTCGCACCGCCTCGAAGAAGTCGCGGGCGCTCAGGAAGTCACGCGTCGTCAGGTAGTCGCGCTCAGCCAAGTGATGCCTCCGGTCTCGTCTCGTTTCCCCCGTTTTCAAGCACTCTCAAAGAATTAGGTGTTCTTTGCTGGGCGGCCCCGCTTTCGCGCCGCCACCTGCGCCTACCGCCCATCGCGGCCACACCCGCGTGGCTCACCCGTGGCACACCCGCCGACGCCCTCCCTGACGCCCGACCACGCCTCCGCCGCAGCCCTGTCCGCGCCCTCGAGCGCGTGGGCGTAGAGCCTGAGCGTCGTGGCCACGTCCGCGTGCCCCAGGCGCTGCCTGATCGTCTCCACCGGCACGCCGGAGTAGAGCAGCATCGTCGCGTGGGTGTGGCGCAGGGTGTGCATGGTGGTCCCGGCGGGCAGCCCGAGCGACCTCGCGAGCCTGGAGAAGGCGGCGCTCTGGGCGCTCGGGCGCATCCATGAGCCGTCGCGCGTGACGAGCGGCGCGTCCTCGGGCAGCCCGCCCAGCTCCTCGGCCTCGCGGGCCATGAGCCAGGCGAGCCGCTCCTCGCACTCCGGGTCGATCGCGACGTTGCGGCAGCCCGCCGAGCTCTTGGCCATGGGCTTGCGCTCGAGCCTTGGCCGCTCCGTCATGGTCGCGTGGACGTTGAGCTCGTGGGTCAGGCGGCGCAGCGACGAGCGGGCCAGGGCGCAGACCTCGCCGTCGCGCATGCCCGTCGAGAGCGCGACGTAGGCCGCCGCGGCGCATGCCCTCTCGTCAGCGCCGCCCCTGGCCATGGCCTCGGCGAGCGCGGCCGACAGCGCCGAGAACGACCCCTCGCCCATCGAGCGGGCCGACCCCATCGGGCGGCGCGGCTTGGTCACGCTCGGCATCGGGTCTCGCGAGACCAGGCCCTCGCGGCTCCACTGCTCGTAGGCGCCCGACAGCAGCGAGTGCATCTTGAGCACGGTCGAGGGGCCCACGGGCCTCGCGCCGGACCGTCCGGCCATGAGCATGCGGTAGGCGGTCGAGACCTCCCACGCCTCCAGCTCGCCCACCGGGACCGAGCCGATGGTGGGCGCGACCTGGTGGCGGATGGTCGAGCGGTAGGTCTCGACGGTCTGCGCGGCCCGGCCGTAGGCGGCGAGGCCGTCCACGTACTCGGCGAGCATCTCGTCGAGCCTCCGCCCCGCGGCGGTGCCGGGCGCCAGGCCCTCGGCCCAGGCGCTGGCGTACTCGAGCGCCTCCTCCTCGGAGGACGCCTCCGGCAGGCGCCTGTACGGCCGAAGGGCGCGGCCCGTCACCGGGTCGCGCCCCATGTACGCCCTCGCCTCCCACACGCCGCCGCGCCCCCGCCTCACGGAGAAGGCCGGCACCTCGCGTCCCCGCGCCCTCACGGGCGCACCCACCGCAGGATCGCGACGATGAGGATGGCCTCGCCCACGGCTACGACGAGCTCGAGCGCGCCGACGACCGCCATGATTTCGAGTAGAGAGCTGATCATGCAACCTCCGAGTCCCCGAAGTCGCGATTTCGCGACTTCGCGTCACCACTTATGGCCAAACAGGCCGAATCCGGGCAAAGCGGGGACGCGAGCGAGCCAAACGCCCGGTTCGCGTCCCCATCCCTGGCCAAGAATCGGGATTTCTGGATTCTTGGCCAGGCCAGGCTCACGTGCCACTCACCACCCTCGCGCCGCAATGCGTGGCCGCAAACTTGCTCCCGCCGCAAAAGGGACACGGGAGCGGCGTCGGCATCTGATCGTCAGGCATAGCGTCCCCTCTCCACGTTGCGCTTCCGGCAAGCCTCCATAAACGCAGCGAAGTCCGTGACTCCGTAGGCTGCGAGTAGGTTGCACGTCGCCTGGATCACGTCAGCGCACTCGCCCATCAGGCAGCCAGCACTGAACCCGTCGCATTTCTCGTCTGGATCCAGGTCATCCCACAGCTGCCACGCGCCGAATACCTCGGCGGCCTCCTCCAAGACCTTCAGCACCTGCGCCTTGTCCCGCCTGACGTCGCCGAAAGTCTGAACGGTTCCAATCTCAACGGCCATTGCTGAACACCTCCATCGGCCTAGTCATTACTCGTGATCTTCACGCCGGGCAGCTCCTGCGGAAGGAAGTTGAGCTCGTAGTTGAACCTATCGACATCGGACGTGTTCAGTTGCTCGACCGTGTACATCGTCCACTCGTTGAGGTACACGAGGTGCTTCTGATAGCTGCCGTCCGGCAACTCGCACACGACCTCAAGTTCGTTGTCCGTGTCGTTGTGGAGCGCGAAACAGCCGGTCATCTGCATGAGCACCTTGTCAGAGCGCATGTTGAAGACCGTGAGCCTTCTCGCCACGTTGAAGTTGTCCGCGTCCTGCTTGATGTTGTAGCTAACGCGGTCGCTTTCCGTGCATCCCGCGAGCGCGACCGACGCGGCAACCGCGAGGGCGGCGACAACGGCAATTGCGGGAATAGCCTTACGACGGATAGCGTTTGTCATACCTAGCATTAGTTCTCCTTTGGATTCGGCTCGTTGTCGATGCCGTTTGCCTTCTCGTAGTGGATGCATCCAGCCGCCGCGCTTAGCGGGTTCTGCGGGGAGTCCGAAGCGTTCACGTAGTTGCGCAGCGCGTCGCAGTAGTAGGCCGCGGGCGGACCTACGCCGTAGGCATAGCGCCTGATTTGCATGAGCCAGGCGTCAATCATGAAGTGGCGGCACTCGCCGCAGTGATCGCGGTAGCCCGCACGGTCATACGGCATCGTTCACCGCCTCATGACAATCGCTGAACACGTCCCTAGTCGTGCGCCATATCGAGTACGAACCCGTCAGCATCGACCAAAGAAGACAAAGCGTCGAATCGTCTCTAAGGCTCTCCGTGCCTCGCATTCCGCGATCGTACGCAAGCCGCAGCTTGCCGCCCCTGTCAGGGCAGTAGACCTGCACACCGAGCGGCAGGAGACGCCTGTCGTGCAGCTCGTCCGCAAGGTCGCGGGGACACACGAGCCAGTTCTCGTCGCCGAGAAACGTAAGGCCATGGCCGCTCTTGAAGTCCTCCATGCACGACTTAACCTCAACGAACACGAACTTTCCGTGTTCGAGCGCGCAGTTCCTTCCGCCGATTCCGGGCGAGAACGCCACGAAGTCGACCCTGTGACGGCTGTCGACCCAAACCTCCATCGCGACGAGAGTGAACTCCCTGCGCAGCTTCGCAGCCACTTTCCCGGAAAGCTCGGCCGTTACGTCGCCGCGCTTCTCTTCCCTACTCAGCATCGCTCCACCTCTCCGCAAGCTCCCTCATGTCGGTGATCTTGGCGCTCGCCGCCCCGAAGAAGGGTCGAATCTCGCCACGCTTGTGCAGGTCGCAGCGGTAGGCGCGGCACACCTCGGGCCTTGCCGCGTAGACGGCGCACTCCTTGCCGTCGGTGAGCCATGGGCACATAAGGTCGACCTCGCCGCGCGGCTCATGCGGCTTGATTCCGTGCTCGAGCACGTAAGGCTTTAGACGGCGCAGGTCGAAGACGCTGACCGGCACGAACCTCGAGCAGCACTCGCCGCAGCCGCGGCAGTCGCCCTTGTAGAGGTCCCTCACGCCGTGTGTCGCGCAAAGCGCGGCGTGTGCCGCCCTCGCAACCGCGCGGTCGTCACTCATCGCCCCTCACCATCCTCGTGCCGCACTTGGGGCAGAAACGCGGTTCGCATTCGCACGGGATATCCAAATCCCAGTACCCTTCGCCGTTCTTTTGGTACTCGACCACGCACCCGACGAAACCGCGTGACGGGCATGTGAATACGTCGACTGGGTCCATGTTCGAAAGGCGGGCGTCGTCCACGAGGTCATGCGAGTAGTCGATCATGGCGCGCGGGTGCCACTTCTGGTGGCATTTCGATGCCCCGCACGCCGGGCAGAATCCAGATGGCCTAGTCATCGTCGGTCACCAGCTCGTAGACATTGCAGTTCGCATAGTCGATTCGGAACTTGCGACCGCCCTGCTCCCTCGTCTCGGTGCCCTTCGACCACTTCGTCCACCAGGCGTGGTCGTTGTATCCGCTCCACTTGAGGTCGATGAAGAGGTGCGGCATTCTGAAGTCGTACATGTGGAAGTCCCAGAAGAGGTCGTTGCCAATCATCTCGCGCTTCGCCTGGCCTATAAGGATTTCAGTCATTCGACCACCCCTGCGAGCGCCTTGGCGCGGCGGAGGATGTCGCGGGCGACAGCCGCAGAGCAATACTTGGCGTCTATCGCAGGGCACACGTCGCAGCTGATGTCATTGCCGTGGCCGAAGTAGCAGCAAACGTTTTCCCTGCGCGACATGGACTCGACGTCCGCCTCCAGCCTCTCCCAGCTGTCCGGTTGAGGTGAACCCTTGCCATCAGGCCGCCTCAGGCGAAGGTTGCTAACCTCGGTCGAGTCACTCGACCCGCGTCGCTCGAAATAGGCGATCCAGCTCTTCGTGCCCATGTCGAACGAGAACATATCTATCACGCACGCGTCGCCCCTCCTGCCGTACATAACCCGCGTCATGAGTGGCACGACCTCGCCGTCCGCGTCCACGGGCGTGGGAATGCCCTCCGCCCAGCTCGGGCACGGCGTCTCGCCCTCGCTCACCCATCGGCTGCCGTCGCCGTCGAGCACGACCTCGTAGCCCATGGCCTCAAGGCTTGCCGTCGCCTTCTCGCGAGTCGCCGCGATTTGCTCGTCCGTCTCGCCGGCCATCGGCTGGCTGATCATCGCCTTCGTCATCATCTATCCTTCCTCGAACCACTCGTCCGGCTTCTCGCACTCGTCCTGGCAGTGCCGTCCGTGGTCATAGATCCAGTCGAGCGTCGCGCCGGTCCCGCACTCACAGCCGAGGCATCGCTCGAGCTCAATCCGGCACACGCCGAACCACTTGCACGGGTCACGCGGACAGTCATCCAGCACGTCGAAGTGCGCGCAGTTGCCGCACAGCCTGGCGCACGGCTCGCCCGTCTCTTCCATCTCCACCGCGTCGCATGACGACACGGCCCCGCATGAGTTGCCCATTCCCATCACCTATACCTCGTAGTCGATTGGCCGCCACGCGCCGCGCTCCACGTAGCGTCCCTGGAAGTCGTCGTTGGCGGCGTCGCGCGGGTCGCGGCGGGGCGGCTCCGGCGGCGTCGGCACCGCGCCGCCCGCGAGGACGGCCACGGCGCACCCGCCCGGGCACGCCCACGCGCACGCGGCGCCCATGCACGGCTCGCGGGTGAGCGGGCACCACCTAGCCATCGCGCACCACGCTCCACGCGCCGTAGCACCAGGCGTCGGTCGCGAAGCCCGCCCGCCCGGCCTTGTTCTTCACCACGTTCAGGGCAACAGGCCTTGCGCCGTCCGACTCCCCACCCTCGCGTCTCGTCACGACGACGGCAGCCTGGGCCGCGTAGCCCACGACGCCGCTGCCGCGGAACCAGTCGAGCGACGGGTCCGAGTCCTGCCTGCCGAGCTTGCGCAGGCTCGAGAGCTCGAGCACCGGGACCTTGAGCCCGATGGCCAGGCGCTGGAACGCCGACGCCGCCGCGCTCACGCGCGAGTACTCGCTCCCGTCGGCCTGCTGGTCGCCCGTGCGGTACTGCTGCAGGTAGTCCACGACCACGAGCGCGGGCGGCTCGCCGAGCAGCGAGAGCGCGCCCTCGACCTCGCCAACCGTGCCCATGGAATCCACCAGCGCAAGGTTCGGCCCCACGCGCTCGGCGAAGAGCTGCGCCGTCCTGGCCATGCCGTCGCACTGGCAGACGTCGAACGCCCACCTGCCGCGGTCGGACGGGTGCTGCCCCGCCCTCAGCCGCCTGCGCTCGGCCGGCACGTCGCTCCACCTGAATGGCGTCGCGCCCTCCGCGCCGGAGCAGGACCAGGCCGAGGCGCACCTCGCCCAGACGTTCTCCCACGAGTCGTCGAGCGTGAGGTAGAGCACCCTCAGCCCCCTCGCCGCGACGTTGGCCGCCGCCTGGCACGCGAGCGCCGACTTGCCGACGCTCGCCTGGCCGCCCAGCACCGTGACGCCGGGCATCAGGCCGCCGCCCAGGGCGCGGTCGAGCGGGGTGCCCGTGCGCAGCGGGTCGCGGCCGCCCAGGAGGCACTCCTCGACCCAGCCGCGCGCCGGCGCGTCCCTTGCCCTCAGCTCGTCCCAGGGGTCGGCCCACTCCCCGCTCACGGCAGCGGGGGCGGCGCGTCAGCGCCTGCCCCCGCGTGGTCGTTATCCATAGGGAGAGAAGAAGCTTCAATTCTCTTCGCTTCTTCTCTTTTCTTTTCGCTAGAGGGTCCGCTAGCGTGCGCTAGGGCATCGCTAGCTTTGCCCTTTCTGGCATTTGGCCTTGGCCTTTTTGCAGCCGCGCGAGCCTGCCTGGCAATGTCCCTCGACTGCACCGCCTGGCCGAGCATGACGTCGTAGACCATGCCGAGAAGCGGCTCGCCGTCGAAGCGCTGGGGCTCGCCCTCGAAGACCTCGTGGCACAGCGCCTTGACGAGCCTGCCGGCCGTCGCGTCGTCCACGCGGTCGAGCGCCCTCATGTAGCTGTCCCAGAACTTGAAGCTGTCCGTCGCCACCGTCTCACCTCCCCTCATGGCAGGGGCGGCGGCTCGCGCCACCGCCCCGTAGGCGTGTCTCGGTTTTTGTCGCCGCCCTAGGGCTGGGGCTCCACCGGCCGCAAGGGGCGCGTGCCGGTGAACGTGTCCAACGCGGCGGCGACCATCAGCGGGTATGCCGCCTCGACGCTCATCGTGGCGAAGAAGCCGTCCGGGTCCCTGTTGTAGAAGACCTTGTGCGCCACCGCCTTGACCAGCTCGCCGGCCTGCTCGTTGTCCATGGTGTCGAGGGCTTCGCAGAAGCTCTTGTTGAACCTGAACGAGTCCATCACGAAGGGGTTCATCACGAAGTCTGGCATGCTAGCGCCACCCCCTTCCTCCCTAGAACGGGATGTCCTCGTCAGCGAGGTCGGGAGCGGGCGGCGCGACGGGCGGCGGGGTCACCTGCGGCGCGCGCGGGGCCTCGGCGGCCTTCTCATCCTCCGTCCTCACGCCCCTGGGCTCCGCCCACTTGGGCGGGTAGTCGCCCGAGCGGGCCTTGTCGGCGGTGGTCACGCCGCCGAGCTGGATGGCCTCGGTGTACTCGCCGGCGTGCTTGCCAGACTTGCGGACGTAGCCCACGCGCTTGAAGACGCAGCCGACGAACTTGCCGACGAGCGTCTGCTCCGCGCCGTCCTTGGTGCCGTCGTAGGCGAAGCCCTTGTTCTGGGTGGTCTGCTCGACGGCCTCGGTGAGCGCCTTCATGCGGCCCCAGTCGATGCCGCCCCCGCCGTACTCGCCGATGAAGAAGCGGTATGTGTGGCGCCAGCTGCGCTCCGGGTCGCTCAGCTCCTCCCTATCCGTGACCATGTACTTGTTGGTCTTCGGGTCGATGGGGTTGAGCGTGAGCCCGATGTACGGGTTCGGCTCCGCGCTGCCGTCCTCGACGGCGGCGATGAGGCAGGCGTAACCGCCCGGCTCGACCTGCGGCGCCCCGCCCTGCCTGGCGACCACGTCGCCGTATCCCTGGTATCCCTGCATTAGTCCTCCTTGTTCTCGTTGCTCTCCGTGCCGTCACCGACGAAGTCCGGCGCGACGTCCTCGTATGCCTCGTCCGATACCGGCTCGCCCTCGGGCGCGTCGCCGAAGTCCGGCACGTCCGGCATCGGCTCCACCACGCACTCGACGGCGCGGAGGCCGTCCTCGTCCGGCAGCTCCTCGGACACGTACGTGTTCTTGAAGCAGCCCGGGTACAGCTCGCGCAGCGCCTGGGCCTTGGCGACCTTCCTGATCATGGTCGCGGGCTTGGCCTCCCACATGGTGTTGCCCTGGTCGTACTCGGAGAGCGCGACCTCGACGTCCACGGGATGCGACCTCGACCTGTCGTAGGCCGTAGCCCATCCGCCGACGAGCTCGCAGCCCGGCGGCACGACGCACCCGCTCCTGCGGCGCAGCCCACCCCCGTCGGAGTAGAGGACGCCGCTGTCCATCCCGTCGAACGTCTCCTGCGCCGCCGCGACCCTCTGGTAGTAGTCGATTGACGGCATGATGGTCGGCTTGCCCTTGAACACGCCGATGTGGCAGTCGCCCGCGAGCGGGTTGAGCCTGAGCGCGGCGCAGGTCGCCATCACCATCGCGACGTTGCGGTCGTTCATGGCGGCACGGTCCTTTGGCGCCACCAGGTACTCGACCACCTTCCTCGGCGTGAGCTCCATCGAGCTGCCGTCGGCGGTCTCGTACCTCACGATCTCGCCCATCGTTCTCCCTTCGTTGATGTCATCAGAATCCGTAGCTCCTCTCCGTGCCCGCCTTGCGGTAGGCCCCGTGGAGCCCGTTGCGGCGGACGCAGGCCATGACCTCGCGCATCATGCCCTCGTGGCAGACGAGCCACTCCATGCCCGCGCCGAGGTCGACCCTGCGCTGCGCCGGGTCTGTCGTGGGCGCGACGGCGTACCCGTTCGGCAGCCCGCCGTCGCGGGCGCAGACGATCAGCGCGGCGATGACCGCCGTGAGCTCGTGGCCCTCGGCGGCGAACAGGCCGCGCGCGGGCGGGGTGAGGTGCACCCACCACAGCTCGCACAGGTAGTCGTGCGCCGCCGCCAGCTCCTCGGGCGTCTGCCGCGTGGGCGCACTAGGCATCGATGCCCTCGACGGCGCAGCACGCCGTCTCCAGGTCGAGCGTGACCCAGATGGCCTCGCTCGCCGCGCAGGGGCGCATGCCGAACAGGCGGCACAGGTCGGCGAGCGTCACGTCGCAGCGCGTGCGGCCGAACCTCGCCTCGCCCACGCTCCTGGTCTTGAGCACGAGCAGAGCGAACCCGGCGCCGGCGTTCTCGCGCTCGGCGTCGGTCTGCCGCCGCCACTCGGCGACGTCGGCGGGCGCGGCCGCCTCGGCCTGCCTCCCCGCCTTGCACTCGACGATGCCGTCGAGGCCCGTCGAGCTGCGAAGCCACCCGAGGTCGCCCTCGTCCATGGTGCCATGCAGCGCCCTGCGCTCGACGCGCTGGCCCAGCCGCTTGGCCAGCCATCGGGCGCACGCCGTCTCGAATGCGGTGCCGATGTCCTTCGGCCTGTTGGTCATTCGCCCACCTCACTCACCCCCAAGGGGCCGCGCGACGGCGCGTCCCGGTTCGTTCGTCATGTTTTCCTCCCTAGAAGAGGGTCGTCTGGTGCTTCTGACGCTCGGCGTCCGCGAGGTTGCGGCACGCCTCCCTGAAGTAGCTGGGCTTGAGCTCGATGCCCACGTACTCGCGGCCCATGAGCAGGGACTCGTACCCCTCGGAGCCGATGCCGCCGAACGGCGACAGCACGAGGTCGCCGGGATTGCTCCACAGGCCGACGCAGCGATGGATGACGTCGAGCTGGAGCGGGCATATGTGCCTCTCGTCGCCGTCCTCGCGCCCGGCGCGGGCGTCGCGGTGCAGCAGAGCACGTATGGAACGTCACGGAGGCCGTCCGTCAGCGCCTTCCTCGTCTTGGAGTCGTGGGACTTGAGGATGCTCGACTCGTCCAGGACCACGGCGACGAAAGCCCTGAGGTCGAAGTGCTGGAGCATCTCGTAGTTCGTGACGTAGATGCCTGATGGGTTCGCTGGCATCTCGCGGACTCGCGTCACGCCTATGCCGAACTTGCGCCCCTCCGCGACGGTCTGCTCCGCCACTGCGAGCGGGGCCACGACCAACGCGGCTGCGTTTGACGGAAGCATCGAGTCGACGGACTGCCGCGCCCATTCGAGTTGCATTGCCGTCTTGCCAAGTCCGCAATCGGCGAAGATGCTCGCCCTGCCGCGTCGGCAAGCCCACCTGACGATGTCGCGCTGCCATTCGAACAGCAGTCCGTTTATCTCGCCCGGCTCGAATCCAACCGGCTCCGAACGGTCTGCCTTACCGCGGAGAAACTCATCGTAGGACTCGCCCATCACTCTCCACCGCCCGCGCAGAGCCGCAAGAGCCCGCCACCGCCGTGCCCGGATAGGTCGATGCCGAACTTGTCCTCGACGTTCTCGACCGTCGCGCGAAGCGAGTTGACCATGTCCGCGAACGCCTCCACGCCGCTGTCAGCGTCCACGCCCTCCGTGAGGACGGCGTAGGCGTACCTGACGCCCATGCCGAGCGTTACGAGGTCGCGCGGCGTAACGTCGGGCCACACCTCGCGCGCCAGGCTCGCGATTGTCTCAGAGATGCCGTCCTGTTCGGTCAACTCGGCCCCGGACAACGTCAGCGCCGCGTCTATGGTCATGCACACGGCGGTCTTGAGGTTTCTGCGAGACCTCTCGGTTACGATCTTCATCTATCTACTCCACCTCCCCGGAGATGACGCCCGCGACGGCGGCGGGAAGCCCCGTGCCGAGCGCGTCGCGGACCTTGGCCACGTCCACGCGCAGCGTCGTGCCGTCCCATCGAGCCGGTACGCTGTGCGTGGACGCGTCGATTCCCGGCGGGACCTCCCCGTCCATGTCGACGCTCGCCTTTGCGATTGCCTTCCACTGCTTCTTGACCACCTCGGTCAGGACGGCGTAGCCCTCGCCGCTCCTGAGCCATTCGACCAGCTCGCCAGGGTTGGTGAGCGAGTAGCCGATTTCGCTGGTCGGCTTGGTGATTCGGGCGCTGAGCGTGCCCACCCTCTCGCCGTTCACCTCGAGCGCGATTCGGTCGGTGCCGAGAGTGTCGAACGACGCCCTGAGCATGTCGTCGGCCTCCGTGCGGATGTTGTTGCCATGCTTGCCGCCGTTCGTGGCGAGCTGGTCGCCCATCGCCTTGTACACGGCCTGCGCGATTGCGAGCCGGGTCAGCGCCTCCCTACTCATCGGCCTCACCGCCCGCGAGGTTCACGTCCGGCTTCACATCGTCCAGCGCGTCGTTGAGCCGCCCGACCTCGTCCTCAAGCCTTTTGCACCTCTCCATAACCGAGTCGTAGGCGCTCTGCCAAATGTCGGCGTCGTGCTGCGCGTCGTTGAGCGCCTTGATAAGGGTCTCAATCTGGTCGTTAGGCTTCATTCGCAATCCATCTCCTAAACGCGGCCATCGCCGCGATGTGGTTGTCAAACTTGCCGAGCTCGATGCGCTCGCGCACCGCGCCCGTCCTGTGCACCTTGTTCGGCGCGTCGCGCTCTATCTCGCGCACGCCGACGTAGGTGCCGTCATCCCTCGCGTACATGACGCCTCCGTCCACGCGGTCGGCTATCGTGGGGGCTCTCATTGGGTGTTGGCGGCAATCCACGCGTCCACGTCCTCGGGGCTGACGTAGCGCCCGCGCTTCTTGCCCACGGGAAGCATGCAGCGCAGTCGCCCCGCGCCCGCCTCGTCCAGCAGGATGTGGTAGTTGATGCCGGTGTACTGCGCCGTCTCCGCGATCGTGTACATGAGGCGGGGCTTGAGTCCCGCCCTCTCGGCCATCTCTCGCGCCTTCATTCCGCCATCGCCTCCAACTTGCCTAGCAGCCGAATGACCCACGCAAACAGGGCGATGAGCGCGACTGTCGCGAACGCAGAGAGCACGTCCACCACTTGCGGCGGGACGTTCGATAACTCGTCTATCATGTGAACCGACCTCCTTTAGGTCAGTGGCCCCGGGTGTCTTGGCGGACGTGGGGCCATTTTTTGTGTCTCTCCCCGGCGCACCGGGGCCGTTCCGCGAGCGCGCCGCGAGGAGCGCGGAAGCCAGTCATGCCGCCCGTAGATACGCTCGTCAAAGTCGTTATCAAGGCATGGCGGCGACCGTACGCCTCGTGGCGCGTTCGCGTTTTCGAGCACCCACCGCGACGACGGCCACCCAGGGGCTATGAGTCGCAATGAAGGAGCAAGCAGGAAGTCAACTTGAAAGGGATTCGCTATGAAGGTGGTTTCCGCGCACGGTGGTGTCCCGCGCCTTCCCTGACGCCTTCCGGCGCTGTGGCCGCCGTCGCGGCGAGTGCTCGTTTTCCGCTCCTTTTCGGCCAGGAGCGGTAGTAGTGCCATGCAGTTGTCAAGGTGCGGGTGGGACTTAAATGGAAGCGACAACTTTTCCGTGTCGCATGTCCGTTTGTTCAAGCAGGTACTCAGGCGAGCAGCCGTATAGCTCGGCTAGCTTCACGATGTTTGAGCCAAGAGGCTCAGCCTGGCCGTTTTCCCATCTCAAAACAGCGTTTTCATGCACGTTAAGAGCACCGGCGACATTGGCGAAAGTCATGCCGAGACGC